AGAGAAAGAAAGTATTTAAGGTGTATCGGTGTAATGGACATGAATTAAAGGATATCAAATTTACATAATTGTACAAGACACAATATGGATCTCTATCTTCTTTTTGTTATCATCCCCTTCATCACTTGTTTGTTTCTTTTTTTTTCCATGAGCCTTAGGTTTGTCTTCACTCATTATTTCATTCATTCCCATAATTGATATTCTTTGTAATTATTTTAAAAAAAAGTATTCAATTTTTAAATATTTAAAGTTCAGGTATGAAATAAAGAATTAATATAGTCTGTATAATAAATATAGGGAATGGATAATGTTGTCTTATTATCAGGGAATTCAAATGTTGATCTAGCATCAAAGATAGCAGAGAAGTTAGGAATGACACTGAATGGAAAAAATATTCCAACAATGTTCGCAAATACAGAATGGCATCCACAGATACATGATAATTTAAGAGGCAAAGATATATTCATTGTTCAATCAGGATGTATTCATAAATCAAAAAATCTATCTGTGAATGATATTATTATTGAAACATTAATCCTCGTTGACGCATGTCGAAGGTCCGCTGCTTCAACGGTGAATATTATCATGCCTATCTATCCATACGCTCGAGGTGATAAAAAAGATGAACCTCGAGCCCCAATACCTGCTAAATTAATCGCTAATTTATTTGTTTCAGTGAAGATCGACCGTCTTGTTTCCGTTGACCTTCATGCGACACAAATTCAAGGATTCATTGACATTCCCTTTGATAATCTTTATTCTGTGAATCTAGTCATTGATTGCTTCAATAAAACGATCTTTAAAGGTCTATCGGTTGAGGATCGACAAAAAAAGTATGTTGTCGTATCTCCCGATGCGGGAGCTGTGAAAAGAACTCTTTCCTTTTCAGAGAAAATGAAATTAAATACAATCATTATGCATAAACAAAGAAGCTATGTAAAAGCAAATACAGTTGAAAAAACAATCTTGATTCAAGAGAATGAAGAAGAAGATACAAATGAGAATGAAGGTAAAACAGCGATTATTTGCGATGATATTGCTGATACGTGTGGGACACTTCTATCAGTTGTAAATGAACTTGTTAAACATAAGATCACAGATATTATCTGTGTCATTACTCATGGTATATTCTCAAATAATGCGATTGAAAAAATCGATCAATGTTCCTATATTAAAAAAATATATGTAAGTGATTCAGTCCCCCAAGAAGAAAATATTAAATTATGTCCTAAACTAGAAATATTCACTCTATCAACATTGTTATCCGATGTTATTGAAAGAGTAATTACAAGGAAACCTATTTCTGAATTATTTGTTCTATGATACAATTTATCTTTTTATCTATCTATTATTATAGGATATGGACGAAAAACAAAGAGCAGCGATGCGTCGTTCATGGAGGAACAAAGAAAGACGTGAGGAAGATGAATGCCCTATCTGTAAAGGTAATTTTAAAAAAGGAGACGAGTTATTCGTATGTCGAGGTTGTCAACACACATTTCATGCAGAATGTATTCATAAATGGATAAGTAGAGGGGGGAGAAATTGTCCTATATGTAGGGAAGATATTACTAGAGAGCCATTTAGAGGGACACCAACTCCAAGATCATTACCCGGAACACCACCAACTTCTCCGCGTAGAGTAAATACAATGACACCAAGACAGAGAAAAGAAATGGAGAGAGTGATAGGGCAACGATTATCCAATGCTAAAGCCCACAAAAACCTACGACAGTTTAAAAAATTTTTAAAATGGGGGAAAGAGGATATATGGTTTAACAAACATGAACTAAAACAAAGAAATTTAATAGAAATCGCTTATCTTCCCTTACATTATGAAGAATTAGTAATACAAATTGGTGAGGATAATGATTTTAATGTAAGTTCTGTCACGAGCATAATCCGTAAAATGATACAGTTAAGTAAAGAGTATAATGAATTAACATATGAAGAAATCTATGAAATATTAAGATTAAATATTCATGGAGAAAGGTTCAGAGAACTTATCGATCAAAGAAATAACGAAATGAGAATGAGAAGGGAACAAGAAGAAGAAGAGAATGAAAGATATATGAGGGACAGGGACGAATGGAGGAAGAAAGATAAAAAAGAGGAACAACTATTTATACCAACTATTGAGGAAGAAGTATCTCCTGTTGTTCCGAGGAGTAGAAGTAGAAGTAAAAGTAAGAGTAGAAGTAGAAGTAGAAGTAAAAGTAAGAGTAGAAGTAAGAGTAGAGGTAGAAGTAAGAGTAGAGGTAGAAGTAGAGGTAAGAGTAGAGGTAGGAGTAAGGTTTTGGTTCTACAACCTGAACCTGAACCAGAGCCTGAACCTGAACCTGAACCTGAACCTGAACCAGAGCCAGAACCAGAACCTGAACCTGAACCTGAACAAGGGAAGAAAACTCAAATACAAAGAAGAAGAACAAAAGAAAAAAGAAGACCACCTCCATCGGGGGGACCATCTTCTCTAAAAGTAAGAAAGAGATGGCCTAGTCGTTGGCATAGTGAAATGGTCGAACAAGGTTATGATTTTGGACCAGGTATAAAACCAGGAGAACCACTTAAAAGAGGGTTCATCGGTGGTAAGAAAAAACGTAACAGAACCAAAAAAAAGAAATCTTTAAAGAAGAAACGTAGTAGTAAATAGTTTAGATTTATTATTTTATACAATCTTTAATTAAGTTTGTGAATTGTTTAACTCTTCATAATGTTTTATCCGGTTATTCATCTTTATTTTAAATTCTTCTATGAATTCAGTGTATGATATCTCTGAAGTAAATGGATGTTTAATCTCAATTTTAAAAGCAATTGCTGTATTATACAGTATCTCCAACATTTCATCGTTTTGATATTCTGACATATTTAACATATCTGCGATTTCTTCTTTGGTATGGTTTTCAAGAATGCTCATTGGTTATTACTAACGATATTAATTTTAAATATATAAAATTTGATTTAAATTATAAGTTTAGATTAAAACAAAATATTATGGAGACCATACAAGGACTCCTTGTTTCTTTCTCTAATCTAGAATTAGTGAATCATGGAAATAATACACAAATGACATCCTCAGAACACGAAAAAAGGTGTAGTGAAATACTAAGGGAAGGATTTCAAGCAGATACATTAGATAAAAAAAAATTTCGTAGCTTTGTAATGGATAATGGTTATCAAGTTTGTAGTCATTCAGAAGAATCCCTTAATCGTTCATGTATTCCATCCATACCAATAATCAATAATTCACTAAACCTTACTACAAATATGAATTATATTATTGACCAACCGTCTGGTTCTCAAAACTACCCTGATATAATGTTAATCCGTTTGGATGAACAAAATAACCTTCATCTTGCTTATATTGAGTGTAAACAACGCATTCCAAAGTTCAATAATAATCCACCAAAAATGAATATAAATTGTATTTACATTTGTGGAAAGGACCTATATAATGGTTTTCTTCTAACAACGCAAGAATGGCAAGATAGGAAGAATGAGTATATTGAAAAATATTATGCTTTAGTTCAAGAATTCACAACTGATGATATGTTAATCGTCCCCTACAAAGTAATTGAATTAAACTGGATTCAAGGTATGGGTCCTCAATGCTTTATTGATAGATCAGAACAAAATGTCCCTTTGATTACTGAGTGTTTTTCTAGATTCCTAAATTAATTCATTGATAACCATTTGAATAAGAGGAGGAGGGACAGCATTTCCAATTTGTTTTATTTGTTTACCAGTATTGCCTGAAAGTTGATAATCAGCTGGAAAACCTTGAATTTGTTTTAGTTCATCTGGTAGTAAACAACGTAGATAATTACCATTTTTATTTTTTAGAGGAACAAAGAATCTTGGACAATGCGCATAGGAACAAATGATTGTATTTATTGGTTTCCCAATATCAATAATTTCTCCACCGACATCCAGCCTTCGACCAAAGTGAAGTCTATGTGGTCTTGCCTTGTCCTTCCTTACATAATCTCTTCTTTTAGCATATTGAACTAAATTAGGATGAGGATCATTTTCTTCTTCCTCATTGTCCATATCCGTTAGAATACATTCATTTGGAATCTCCTCATCAAAATCAAAATCTAAATATTCAGGTTCTATCTTTAGAGCTCCCTCCATATTGAATTTGATGATGTTTCTTAGATCACCACCTCGTTCCTCGTTTTCTTCGGGGAAAGTAAACGTTTTTTGGAGATCAGAACGAATACCAACAATAATTAATCTTTCTCTATTCTGTGGAACACCTATATCTAATTTACTACACATATATACTTTGTAATAAATATCATATCCTATATCATTAAATTCACTTTCAATAATATCGATATATAGATCACCATCTACATTCTTTCTCGATAGTAATCCTTTAACATTCTCACCAATAATGTATTTAGGGCGAATTAGATCCGTTGATCTCAAAAATTCCCTAAATAATGTGTTGCGGGGATCATCCGGTAACTTATTTCCAGCGTGGGAAAATCCCTGACAAGGGAATCCAGCAAAAATTAAATCAACAATATCTTTATATTTTAAGAATTCTTCATCTGTTGTTTTTGTTATATCTCCACAACCAATTAATTTTGTCCCTGGAAAGTTTAATTCGTGTGTATCTTTCATTTCTTTTTCCCATTCAGAATATGCTACTAAATCAAGTCCAGCATTAATAATACCCAATGAATCACCACCCATTCCCGAAAATAAACTAATGGCTTTAATTACTGTAGTTTCTTCTTTTTCATCGGGTGAAACAATTTCTATCTTACCTTCCTTAAACAATGGTTCAAATAAATCCATTCTTTTGTAAAAATTTAAATTAAAATTCTTACCCTTTTCCCCTTCGATAAAGAATGTGAATTTATAAGTATTTCCTTTCTTATTCTTATCACCAGGCTTCTTCAATAAATATTTTCCTTTTTGATATGGGACTGAACTTACTGTGCCTGTGTGGGGCCATGTAGGGTCTAAATCTTCTTTAATTACGAAATAATATTTTTCTGGATTTTTTGCATGATATTCACTACGATTAAGGTCTAAAATACCATTCCAGTAATCTTCCATAGTTATAGTAGTATGTTATATTATAATTTTAAATCAAATTTATTAGATTTTAAATTTGATTTGTATTGATTAAGAATCTGTAATATTTAATTATGAAGTATTGGCATATCAATTCTCACACACATGGGAATAAAGACCATATGGTAAGGAGAAATTATTGCTATATAGGTCTAGGAAATGATATAAACGACTATAATCAACGAATGAAAAATAAAAATACAACACCTTACCAATTTAATAAGTTTCAAGAGAATGCCCAACCAGGTGATATAGTATTGCTTTATCAAAATAAAAGAGGATATATCGCATATGGTAAATTCACTGGTGTAATTAATGAACCTATACTAGGGAGTGATCAAGCCCCCGATTGGAATAAGACAGAAATACAAAAACATATTCAAGTGGAATCGTGGAATTATATTAATAATCCTTCTACAAAATACTTTCAAAGAAAAACATTAGTTGAAATAAAGAAAGATCCCCTGAATATATTTAATACTATTGTCAACCTCTAAATACCAAAATGATTGTGGATTATTTTACAATATTGAAGCGTCAGCTCGTCTCCCCAATTACACATCCATCCAGATGTTAAACTATTATCATTAAAAATACAATGACTGATTATATCCTTATTTTTATGACCGTGTGAAATATGGACGATATCTTCATTGTCCAACCAAATACTGTATCCTCTATGAACCCCACCTTCCCATTTGAATAATCTTCCATTTTTGTGAATTTTTTTAATATAATTATTATCCGGTTTCCAATAATCTCCAAAAGAATAGGTATTATTAAATTTATCGGTGATTTCACCTTCTTCATCGCTCCATAGTATTCTTTTTACCTTGTGAGATAAAGGTTGTGAGGGATCCGATAGTTTATTTTTTAAATAATCCCAAAATTCTCTTGGAGCCCCCATCGTAGATAGGTCAACATACCATCCATTGATCCTTGATTTTATGAGTTCTTTACCATCTCCTCGTTTACTTCCTTTTGCGAAAGAACGTAAATAATACTGTTTTTCTCTAGAATCATAAACAATAATCTTATTCCATGAACATTCACCAGTTATTAGATATTCATTACCCCAATCCTGTCCTAATGCACAGATAACCTCTTTATCCTCTTTTGATTCCGTAAATAAGAGACATTTCTCTAATAATGATTTGTAGTCTTCCGGAGGGTAAATGATA